CATGGAACTCCAAGCTGCATTCCTCATGGAGGCTGGGTTGACTCAACCCGGCGCTGGCGGCTTCGCCATGTTCATGCTCAAGTGCAACCACGGCATGGTGGAGCCGAAGCAGGAAACGCCAACTGATAACCTCGCTCTGCAACTCGGCGAGCTGATAGGGAAGCTCCCATCATGAGTAGCATCATGCTGGAGCGCCAGCGGGCGCGATGGTACGAGCTGAAAGACCACCCGATGCAGCTTAAGCTGATTGCCGCCGTTGGTAGCGGGCGGCGGTTCCCGCTCGTACCGGCTGGGCGCCGCTCTGGCAAGACCGAGCGATTCAAGCGATTCCTCGTTAAGCAGGCGTACAAGATACCAGGGATGTACTTCGCAGCAGCGCCCACCCATGCGCAGGCCAAGAAGATATTCTGGGACGACCTGAAGTCGTTCACCCTCTCGGCAGCACATGACCGTCGTCCTTCCGAGTCCGACCTGATTATCTACCTGCCGAACGGCTCGGAGATTCACGTAATCGGGTTGGACAAGCCGCAGCGTATCGAGGGTATCCCGTGGACCGGCGGCGGCATTGATGAATTCGCCGACGTTAAACCAGAGTCCTGGGAGGCTAACATCTATCCCGCGCTGAACACCGTGAACCCGACCCGACCAGATTACCGGGCTTGGTGCTGGCTGCTCGGGGTGCCGGATGGCCTGAACCACTATTACGACCTGTGCCAAGCCGCTGAGGCGGGCATATCGGAAGAGTACGAGGTTTTCCATTGGACTACCGCCGAGATATTCCCGGAGATGGCCGCCGAAGCTCGCAAGATTATGAGCAAGAAGCAGTACAACCAGGAGTTTGAGGCCAGCTTCGAGACGGCAAACGGCAAAATCTACGAGGACTACTCCAAGGACAACTACACCAACGCCGTTATCGAACCGCACGAGTCGATCCACTGGATGCACGACCAGAACTTCACGCCGCTGTCATCTTCGGTCGCTGTGATACGCAACGGCGCTGACGTCTACCTGCTGGATGAAATCGTGCTAATCAGTGCGGTGTCTCGACAGTCCGCGCTTGAGTTCGTGGATAAGTTCAAGGAGCACAAGAACAAGCACGTGTATGTCTACGGGGACCCCGCTGGCAGGGCTGGCGAGAAGCACGGGCACAACTCCGACTACAACGACATAGAGGACGTGCTCAAGGCGAACGGCTGGACGTTTGAGCGTCGAGTTAAGCGAGCACACCCAGCCATCAAGGACCGTCAGAACGCCGTGCGGGCCAAGATTAAGACCGCCGACGGGGCGGTCAGTCTGTACGTGAACCCACAAACCGCGCCATGGAGCCACAAGGGCCTTGCCACAGTGCAGTTGCAACAGGGGTCCGCGTTCCAAGAAGACCAGAAGAACCAGTACCAGCACATCACTACGGCAATTGGTTACTTTGTCGATTACCTGTACCCTGTAAGCAACAAGGCCCCGGTACACATCCCGGTTACTTTCGCACTTTAAGGAGCGATGATATGTGGATTATGATGCTCTCTTTGATGATTTTGCTTGACGCTTACATATCGCGCCAGTGCAGCCAGCGCGCCCGGTCGAACATTGCCGCCGTTGGGTTGCCGTTTCAGTTGGTGGCGGCCTACGTGTTTATCGCGGGCGGCGAGTGGGGGGCGCTTACCCTGTCCGTGGGGTATTCGTTATTCTGGGCCGGGGAGATTTACACCTATTTCAGCGAGGACTTATGACAGCAAACGTAAACTTTGGCGGCGGGGTAAAGACCCGTCACCGCGACTTTAACGCCGCGTACGACATCTGGCAGAAGGTGCGCCACGCTGTTAGCGGCGACCTCGTAAGCTACCTGCGCAACGTAGGCGCCAACGAGCCCGACCCTAACTACGGCGCAGCACGCCAGAAGGAGTACCGCGACGGTGCCATCTGCTACAACTTCACCAAGCGCACTCTGTCCGGCATGGTTGGTGCTGTGATGCGTAAGGAACCGGAGCAGACTATTCCGGACAAGCTGGAGTATCTGCTACAGAACGCCGACGGCTCTGGGGTAGGGCTCTGGCAGCAGGCCCAAGACACCTTGGGGGAGATTGATTCAGTGGGCCGTGGCGGCCTGCTGGTGGATGCGCCGAACGTGCAAGCCGCCACCATGGCCGAGCAGAACGCCGGGCTGCTTAACCCGGTGTTGGCCTACTACACGGCAGAGAACATCATCAACTGGCGCACTGAGCGCGTCGGGTCGGTGAATCGCGTCGTGATGGTCGTGCTTCGCGAGGAGTACGAGTACCAGAGCGGGCAAGACGAGTTCAACTATCTGGTCGGCGAGCAGTACCGTGTCCTCGACATCATCGACGGCAAGTACCGCCAGCGCCTGTACAAGTTCGACCAGAAAGGTGCACTGCTGACCGGCCAGGCGGACGAAGTATTCCCGCAACTCGGCGGCCTTGACCCTGGCATCATCCCGTTCACGTTCATCGGGGCCACCAACAACGACCACACCATCGACGACGCGCCGTTGCTGCCGTTGGCTGAGCTGAACATAGGTCATTTCCGTAACAGCGCAGATAACGAGGAGTCAAGCTTCGTGGTCGGCCAGCCCACGCTGTTCATCGCCCCGGGTGAGTCGATGAGCCTTGAGATATTCCAGACAGCGAATCCGAACGGCGTCAAGATGGGTAGCCGGTCCGGCCACAACATCGGCGCAGGGGGTAACGCGTTCCTCGTGCAGGCGGACGCCAACAGCTTGGCCAAGGACAACATGCTGCAGAAGGAGCAGCAGGCGATTCAGATTGGCGCCCAGCTCATCACCCCGAGCCAGCAGATTACCGCCGAGTCTGCGCGGTTGCAGCGCGGGGCCGACACCTCTGTGATGTCCACCATAGCCGCTAACGTGTCACAGGCGTACACCCAGGCGCTGAAGTGGGCTGCCGGTATGGTAGGGGTGCCAGATGACGGTATAGAGTTCAGACTGAACACGGACTTCTTCCTGCAGCCTATGACCGCACAGGACCGCGCCGCGTGGATGGCCGATATAAACGCAGGGCTACTCCCGGCAACCGCCTACTATGCCGCGCTGCGCCGTGCTGGCGTGACTGAGTGGAGTGATGCGGATATCAAGGACGCTATCGCAGACCAGCCGCTGCCGACGGTGCAGCAGTCGCAGGACGTGAACGGTGAGATACCGCCGACTGCGCAGGACGAGCAGCAGTAAGAAAGGCCCCGTTACGGGGCCTTTGTTTTATAGGTTGGCTACAGCCGGTCTATGGACGCTACCGTAACTTTCTCATCAGGTCGGTACGACGACCGAATCTTGTTTAGTTCACTCTCGAAATCGTCCGGGCCCGCGCTTATAAAGTGTTCCGCAATTCTTATATCTTTTGTGTGGTCTTGAGTTGTTTTGTCAATAGAAAGCTTTACCCAATAAAGATTCTTCTCCATATTTTATACCCCCTATCTCGTGCAACCCAACGCCACACCGTTGAGATAATAGTAGTGTATTATACGTGAAGGTGCAACAGGTATTTTTGTGGGGTACACTTGGCGGACACCAGGAGATAGTAACATGGCAAAACATTACAAATCGTTCAAGCTCGACCCGTACCCGTGCTCACTCCGTGTTTACATAGACTGCGTGGAGTTCGATAAAGCGTTTGGCGTTGACAGCGTGGGTATGGGGGCCGCAACTTATCGAAACGGGGGCCTGATGGCGGTCTTCATCCCCGCTGATGAGAACGGAAACGTGAGTATCCGCTCTGCTGCGCACGAGGCTTATCACGTCGCCGATTTCGTCAAGGAACACGTCGAGATGGAGTACAAGCACAACTCAGGCAACGAGCACATAGCGTACCTCGTCGGGCATGTCTGCGAGTGCATTACCATTGCTGCCGACAGGCTGACGAAGCAGAAACAGGACGCCGCAGCATGAGCCTTATCTCCGCTTTCATAAGCCACCAGATATGGCTACAGCGCAACGCCACCAGCGAAGTAAACGAGCTGCGCCCGTTCATAGAGCAGATGCGCCAAGAGGTCAAGAAGCAGGTGCTGGCGTTCGGTGACGAGAGCCGCACAAAGGCCAAGCTCACGAAGATGCTCAAGGACTTGACCGAGACGCTGTACGCACTCGGCAACGACTGGGACGAGAAACTGGTTGCCGATTTGCAGGAGTTGGCCAAGTACGAGGCCCGCTGGACTTCCGACACTATGACCGATGCGACCGGTGTCAACTTCACAACGCCGACGCCGGAACAGGTCTGGGCCGCTGTCAAATTCCAGCCCCTGGCTCTGGAAGGTAAGCCCGTCGAGTTCATGCAGCTGGTAAAGGGTTGGAAGGAGACAGAGGTCGCCCGGCTGGTACAGGGCGTGAAACTTGGATTCACAGGCGGCCAGCCGACGAAGCAGATCGTGAAGCAGCTGGTTGGCGCCGGGGGGTTGGCGGATGTGTCCGAGCGCAACGCCGCGACAGTCGTTCGCACCGCGCTGAACCACGTATCAATCGAGGCGAGGCTGATGACGCTTCAGAAGAACAGCGACGTGGTTGAACGGTACGAGTGGGTATCGACGCTGGACAGCCGCACATCGACCATCTGCCGCAGTCGTGATGGGCAGAAGTACGAATTTGGCAAGGGGCCGCTGCCACCGGCACACCCTAACTGCCGGAGTGCAATCGCGCCTGTCGTCTCGCCAGAGTTCGATTTCCTCGACGCTGGCGCAAAGCGGGCGGCACGTGGCGCGGATGGAGGTATGCAGATTGACGCAAACACGACATACTATGATTTCTTGAAGCAGCAACCAGCATGGTTCCAGGACAAGGCCCTTGGGCCTGTTCGGGGCAAGATATTCAGGAATGCGGGCATGTCACCAGAAGAATTTCGCGTTGCGTCGGTAGATGGTTTCGGCCGCCCGCTGACGCTGAAAGAGATGGCCGAGACGGATAAACAAGTAGC